TTATTTAGGGACGTTTGCGAACATACAAGAAATAGAGCAGCTAATTACCTCAGAGAATCTGACAATACAGTGCATAAATACCATGTTCGGTTTCTGACGCAAGACCTCAAGCAAGCATAAACCAACCGCCCCTTCGGGGGCATCAAAAAAGCAAGGGGAATAATATGAAAGCAACTAAAACAGGTATGGCTGGCTACACACGCGATGAGCTTCTTGCTTATCTTGAGCGAACTAATATTAAATATCACAACGCTCCCGCATTTATAAGACGCACTTCTTTTGTCGGTTGGGCTAATGACCAAGCAGCAATTGTAAGAGAAATATTAAAAAGAAAGGAGGTGGCATAATGTTAAATCGTCATTCACTCAGCTACAGCCAGTTAAATAATATCGAAAGGGCTGAAAAGCACAACAACCGCGCTGGATGGATTGGCGCGGCTATCCTCATAATCATGTATTGCGCTGCTAGTACAATGGAATACAATGACTGCATAAATCTGGCGGTGTGCTAATGTCTTACCATGAACTTAATGACATTGTTGCCGGGCTAATGAGCCAGAAGCCATTATGGGAAGGCGACCTAATCGATCTGGACGACAGCGAGAAGGACATGTTGGCCTTTACTTGGCTAAACACTCACCCAACTTGGTTAGACGACGTCTATCCGCACACTTGCAGCGACAGATACGATCTTGCGTTATCTATGACCTACGGCAGCACATCAAGAATGCTGGCCGCTATGTTCCGTGATGCGGAACAGGACCATGAGGACGAGTGCGACAATTATGCGTACTTCTCAGAAGCTTTAGACAACTTCTCTGACTCTCTGGATGCTGCTGATTTTATTGAGCAGGTAAGAAACAAGATCTACCTGTACCTAGAAGATGACATGCGTAACCGGGTAGAGCAAAGCTTTGCCCATATGCTGCAAGAAGAGCGATCCGATAGGAGGATGCATTAATGAATGTTTATTTGCGTGAAGTTTACGAGCTGTGTGCTTCTGTTAATCCGCCTTCTGATCCAATCAAAAACAGGGCGTATTTTTTGAAACTAATTGAGGAGATAAAAGAAATCTCCGTGGAGGGTCTGAATGAAAGATCAAAAGAAGAGCTCTAAAAAGAAAATTGACGAAGCCAACAGGCTGGCAGATCGTCACTTGTTTAAACACAAGGTTGAAGATAAGCTGTTACAGTTCCGCAAATGGGCAGTAGAGCCAGCTTGGATAAGCAATGGCCAATGTCTGGTAATATTTATTTGTTTAGTAGGTTTTGTAGTTTACTAGCCGAGGGTGCATATCCCTTCCTGCCAGACTGATCCGCTGGTGTGCTGTTAAGGATCAGGCCAAGGTCTAATGTACCTTTGACCCAGATTAGCCCACTGGGGTGCCGATACGGGCTACCTTCCATATCACTTTTGGTATGTCATCAATAGGAATACGTCATTGGTGCATATATCTTAGACGCCTTACAATGCCGCCTTAGCTACGATTACCCCGACAATTACAAAGGCGCCCCATGATTCTATTAATGATTATCTTCACCGTTATCTCCCTCACCGCAGTAGCAGTAGACGACATAGCCTAATCTGTGTCCCGAAAGGTTTACATTTTCCCCTATTCAATGCACAATACCTTTAATCTATTGACATAAAAGGTGTCGCATGGACTACTTAACAATATCAAAATGTCTTGAAGACTGTTTTGAATTGGAGCTTGGCGATCAGATGGTTCGCTTTGATTCCATAATTGATTCCCTAATGACCACTGACGTTTCCAGAGAAAAGCTACGAGAAGAGCTGTCTGACTGGAAGGATGAGGTCGCCAGCATTGTAGACGACATCGAATATGACGCTATGCTTCAGCACGAGAGACAGAGAGAGTTTGCCACTATGTCAGAAGAGCTGTTTGGGACCGAGGTTTAATCTGCTATGCGCAACTTGACGGTTAGAGGTATAATCGGATGATGATTAAACTGACAACTGACGAGAACGTACACGAAGCCGATATGGACTTGGTCCGCGATTATGCTGAGGCATTAGTAGACCGAGACAAGCAATTAATGATTGAGGTGCTTTACCTGACTCACCAGCGCATGGAAGGATCATGCCGGTGCTTTGAGGTTAACTGCATTTGTGAGACTAAATGAGACCATCCATATTCACCGATGAGCTTGCTGCCGACATATGCAGGCGCCTATCACTAGGGGAGAGCGCTAGACAGATCTGCCGGGGTGACGACATGCCGGTGATGTCTACGTTAATGAAATGGTTGACAGAACCAGACAAAGTTACGTTTTCGGAGCAGTACGCGAGAGCCCGTGACTGTCAGGCTGACTTTTACGCCGATGAGATCATTGACATAGCTGATGAGCTTAGCGAAGGGGTAGACTCAAACACTATTAACATAGCCAAGCTGCGCATAGATAGCCGTAAGTGGAAGGTTGCTAGGATGTCGCCCCGCAAGTATGGAGACAAGCAGCAGATCGATCATACGAGCTCCGACGCATCATTTAAGCCTACAGTCATTAAGCTAGTAGCGGAGCCATTCCCTGATGATAGCGACTGATACCGCAGAGATCAGGTTACCTCCCAAGATAGTAGATGTATTCTCTGGCGAGGCGCGTTACAGGGGAGCATATGGAGGTAGAGGGTCAGGTAAGACCAGATCGTTTGCCCTGATGACAGCAGTCGCCGGGTATAAGCATGGAATGTCCGGCCTAAGCGGCCAGATACTCTGCGCACGAGAGCATCTCAACTCCCTAGATGAATCATCCCTAGAAGAAATCAAGTCGGCTATCAAGAGCGTTCCTTGGCTTCTAGCGTATTACGATATAGGCGAGAAGTTTGTCCGGTCTAAGGATGGGCGCATCAACTATGTGTTTGCAGGTCTGCGACGCAACCTAGACAGCATTAAGTCTAAGGCACGGATCATCATTGCTTGGGTAGATGAGGCTGAAGGTGTATCTGATGCTGCATGGCAGAAGCTAATCCCTACGGTCCGAGAAGATGACTCCGAGATCTGGGTCACTTGGAACCCTGAGACTAAGCATTCAGCTACTCACCGACGATTTCGTGCCAACCCTCCCCAGAGCAGCAAGATCTGCGAGATCAACTGGCAAGACAACCCTTACTTCCCCAAGGTACTAAACAGCGAGCGCAAAGAAGATATGGAGCTGCGCCCGGATGACTATGGTCATGTCTGGGACGGCGAAATGAAGATCCATGCTGACGGCGCCTATTACGCTGTTGAGATGCGAGAAGCTAAGGCTGAGGGCCGAATAAGTAACGTGCCATACGACCGCGCTGTTGGCGTTGTAACGGCATGGGATTTAGGGATAGGTGATTCTACCTCTATCTGGTTTGCGCAGTTCGTAGGGGCTGAGGTTCGCCTTATAGACTATTACGAGAGCAGCGGTGTAGGTCTTGATCATTATGTCGCCATGTTGAACGCAAAAGGCTATGTATACGAAAGCCATGTATTGCCACACGATGTCCGGGTCAGGGAGTTGGGCTCAGGCAAGTCTAGGCTAGAGACTCTTGGAGCTTTGGGGGTGCGTCCCGTTACTATCGCGCCACAGCTAATGGTCGATGATGGCATTCAGGCCGTGCGCTCTATGATTCCCCGGTGCTGGTTTGACGAAGAGAAGTGCGAGAGAGGCATTGACGCCATCAGGCAGTATCGACGGGACTATGACGACAAGGGCATGACTTGGAGAGGGCGACCGCTGCACGACTGGACCTCTCACTGCGCCGATGCGCTGCGTTATCTTGCTGTCGGATACAGGCCCACATCATCTAGCTGGGGTGAGCCATTACGCCGCAACCTGAAAGGCATTGTCTAGCCAATATGGTATAATCGAGCCTTTATAATTTGACCGGATTGCATTATGGCTGTTAAGGGTTTACTCCAGTTTCTTTTTGAGCAGGGCTCTAAGCCTGACAACCTGCTGCGGCTGGGGTTTTTGAAACCAGAGTCTTTGGCAAATGCCAGCGCAGTTAAAACAGCGCAAACCAAATACAAAAAAAGCCTAGAAAATCCTGCCGTAGCAGCCCGTGAAGAGGGGCGCTTACTTAACTCCCCGGTGATTAATCAGGGAGCCCTTCCCGAAAGAAAAATCATAAGACCAGAAGATGTAGAGAATACTATACTGGTTAGCCATAAAGGCGATACGTCGTCCACAGATACTGAGCTGCTAGAAATGGCAGGAATAAAGTTTGATAACCCTCCAGAAAGCCGAGGAGGCGTCAGGTTTGGTGACAGCCCTAAAACCCCAGAAGAATTGTATTGGGCCTCTATGGCTACCGGAGCTGTGCCGCTTCAGAATAAAGCTGAAGGGTTAATGGCTACTTTTGATATGCCGGTGACTGGCGTTTATGGCTCTATGGGTGATGAGGCTTTGTTTTTTAATGATGCGTTTAGCGACACTATGTTGCAGTGGACGCAGAAGCTTCAGCTACCCAAGAAAGCTATTGCAGAATTTGATGCTGACATGCGCAAAACTAAAAAAGACTGGGTGGGCATAAATCATCCCGACGCTAGGGATCAACTGTTAGGTGTTAACGGTTACCCTAGAGAGGGAGCAGGCAAGTTCAGAAGCCGCTTTGCTTCAAGAATGAGTATGGCTGGTTATAGGGACTTAGGGTTTCCATCTATAGGTGATGTGAAAAGCGTATTCAGAGAGCCCGACCTAGCAAATACCAATCTAGGCGACTCAGGCTATGTAATGGGTAAAATCGGCCAGAATTACGGCCTGACTAAAGACACCAACCACCTTTCCTATGACACTGGCATTATGGGTGAGGGAATAGGCGGTTTTGAGCAAAGCCTCCCTAACCGAATAGCGTATCCCGATGCGTATAAGAAGCTAGAGAACGAGCTTACAAAACCAAAAGACCCAACCAAAACTGCCCCTAGATTATTTACAGAGTCAGAGAAGGTGGATGCAATTGGTAAGCGTAAAGACCTGTTTCAGATTGCAGATGCTCGGTGGGTTGATACTGCGTCTAAATGGCTAGAAGACAATAAGAGTGCAACCAATGCGGCGTTGATTGCTGCTGTTGGGCTTCCGGCTGTTATGCAGTCAGAGCAAACCGAAGCTGGTCCCGCTGGATTATTGCGCAATGTAATGCCAGCGCCACAAAGAATGTTTGACCCGGCAAATAAAGACTATAAGCCTTTCTTGAGCTCTTTTGGAGAGACTCCCGGTGGTAGATACTTGGAGATGGGGCCTGATGGCCCTGTTGATATTACAGGCCAATCCCCGGCGTCGGCTAACATATCAGTCGGCCCTGATGGCAAGCCTAAGTTTCAAGTTGCTGGAGAAGAGAGAAAAGGTACACCGCCCAATAAAGGTCGCAAGGTTAAAACCAACCTGTTTAAAAAGAAGGCAGGGTGGAAATGGAGTCAAGTTCCAGAAGGGTACGACCCAGAGCCAGCAGGAGACTTTCCTATCGTTTCTGTGCAGGATGGTAAGAAGCACTATTACACAGTAGACGCGCAATTCCCTGATGGAGTTGATCTGACAACATACCCAAACTCTGCGTCTGAGCCGAGACTTCGCCCCACTAGAAAAGGCTCAGTAGAGCTGGGCGATCAAATTGGTGAAATCGATGTCCGAGGCAAAAAGCATCCAGTCTATAGCAGCGGAGTAATACGTCAGGCAGCCCCTGTTGCCATGACTGGCCTTTTAGGCGCCGGAATGAGTGATGAGTCAGATGCGTCGTTAGCTAAGTTAGCTGCAAGAGGATTAGAGCTTACGGACATGATTGACCCGAAGGACAGTCGGGTTGGAGAGTATTTTTTGTCTGAGCCAGATAGCACTAAAAGCATTGGCGTTTTAAGAACAGACAGCGCGGTAGACAGCGGGTTTGACGACGGATACATGGCTTCACAGCTTACGGAGATCGACCCAGAGTACCGCAGGCAAGGTTTGGCTGGTGAAATGTACGCTGCCGCAGAAGAGTTAAGCGGTAACAAGCTGGTCCCGTCTACTACATTGTCACCTGACGGCGCCGCAATGTGGAACTCCCGTGATCGCGGCCTGTTAGAGCAAGTGCAGCAGAAGATGGGTTCAGACAACTATTCAACCGTTGAAGATGTTTTAAATCCAGACGGCATGGGGCCTAGTGTTCAGCTTAAAGGCTTTGACCGCAAGTATGCGGCGCCAGCAGCAGGGCTGTTAGCTGCGTCAGAATATGCAGAGCCTAGAGAATACCGCGAAGCCCCAGTGGTCGAAGAGCAGTCATTTGGCGACATGATCCAAGAGTACGCCGACATGAACCAAAGAACCGAAGCGGCAGAAGATCAAAAGTTTGATGCCCTGATGAGAGAGGACACCCGGCTGCGAGAGATGGGCTCGGCTTCATTTGGAAAGTTATCGCCAGAGCTTGCTGCTTACCGTAGATCTCAAATACTACCGTTCGTAGGTGAGCTTGGCATGGGTGCACTTGGGGGTGCGGTAGATTCGCTAGACTTCCTGTCGCAAATTCCAAGCTCTATAGCGTCAATGAGGATGCCGGAAAGAACCCCTTTAAGGGATCGGCTAGGTGGTCTTCTAGACTACAGCTTCATGGATGAGCGAAATCAGAAGGCAATTGACGAGGCTCGCTTTATTGGAGGGCTATTAAGCCCCATTTAATGGTATAATCGGCTACCTTACTGGAGTCCATAATGGCAATTAGTACATACAGCGAGCTACAGTCGGCAATGGCTGACTTCTTAAATCGCTCAGACCTGTCGTCTATTATCCCGACATTTATCTCGTTGGGCGAGGCGAGGATGAACCGGGACATACGTCACTGGCAGATGGAAAACCGCGCTTCTACTACAATTGAGGGGCAATACCTATTAAAGCCGTATGACTGGGTCGAGACAATTCGATTCCATCTTACCGGGCAAGATACGTCGGTTATCTCCCTGCTTAGCTCCAGAGCTATGGCAGATAAGCGTCAGTCAGGGTCCAACATTGCAGGAAAGCCTGCTTATTACGCTCACTCTGAAAACCAGTTTGAGGTATTTCCAACCGCTGATGGCATTTATGCCGCTGAACTTCTTTATTACCAGAAGATCCCCGCATTAGCTGACGACGCAACCACCAACTGGTTACTGTCATCCTACCCAGACATCTATCTCTATGGATCGCTACTTAACTCTGCACCATACCTAGCCGAAGATGGCCGGGCTGAAGTGTGGGCGCGATTGTATGGCGAAGCTGTAGACAAACTTAACTTAAACTCTCAATCTGCCGCTTATTCTGGCGTTGGATTAACTACTAAAATACGAGGACTCGGATGAGCTTTTCAAACTTTCTAGAGACAGAAATACTTGATCACGTTTTTGGCGCCGCTGCTTACACTGCGCCGTCAAGTTTGCACGTTGGTTTATACACTGCTACCCCTAACGATGCTGGCGGCGGCACAGAGCTGTCTGGATCAGCTTACGCTAGAGTAACTGCTACATTTACAACGTCTGGCGCCACTACGTCAAACAGCGGCGCACTTGAGTGGGCTACAGCTACTGGCGACTGGGGCACTGTTACGCATGTTGGCGTATTTGATGCCGCGACCTCTGGCAACCTGATGGCATATGGCGCACTAAGCTCATCGAAAGCTGTTGATACGGGCGATGTATTCCGCATCCCAGCAGGCGATCTCGACATTACGTTGAACTAATATGCTGTACGGCGAGTACAGGTACGGCTACTCTACATTCTCAGACGCTGCTTCCCCAATAGCTGGGGAGGCCGTGCTGTCTGCTGTTGCTACTACCACCATCATTGGTGGCTTAAAGCATGGCGGCGCACTTGAGATAACCGCAGTCGCTGCATTTTCGTCAGCAGGGCAGAAGATACATTTAGGCTCGGTAGAGCAAGAAAGCTTCCCGTCGGTTTATGGCGGTTATGTTTACGGGGCGGTGGACTATAGTGCCCCTAGGATTTCCTACCCAATCTCTGCGTCGTCATCGATGGCCGCTGCTGGGATCAACGTCTTTCAGCGATCTGCGGCACTAAGCGCTGCATCTTCTCAGGCTGCATCGGGCAACATTACTGCGGCAGGCGGATCTACATTCTCGGCAGTCTCAGCTACTGTGGCGAGTGGCCAATTATCGGTAAACGCTATCGGCAATGTTACAGCCAGTAGCAGTGCATTGATGTCTGGAAACATTACAGCGCGAGGTGTAACGGTTATGCCGGGTGTTGCAACTCTCAGTATTGACGGCACGTTGCTTTGGGTTGATATCCTGCCTGCCAGCAACACATGGGTAGACGCTGCATAAGCAGCACGAATATGGTCGTTATGGCCAACAACTAAACTTTACGGAGGCCGCTTAAATGGCTGATACAACTACCACATCATACTCGCTTGTTAAGCCAGAGGTCGGCGCGTCCGCTGACACTTGGGGAACCAAGTTAAACACTAACTTAGATAACATCGACAACTTGCTCGACGGTACAACTGCCGTAGCAAATATGGACCTCAACACTCCAGACATCGATAACGGAACAATTGATGGATCAGCTATCAACAGCGCAATCATTGGTGGCACAACTGCTGCTGCGATTACAGGCACTGTTGTGGTGGCTAACACCTCTGTCAATATCGCTGGTGATGGCGCAACCGTTACCGGGATAAAAGACGAAGACGATATGTCGTCTAACTCTGCCACTAAGCTGGCGACCCAGCAGTCAATCAAGGCGTATGTTGATGCGTCAGTCCCTACTAACGTGAAGACTGTTGGCAAGGAGACTATCTATGTCCCTGCGGCTGCAATGTACCCAGAGACAACTAACGGCTGTGCAGACTTAGAGCAGGTTGAGCTTGCGAACGGTCCAGAGCTTAAATGCCTAGACTTTGCGGCAGACGCTGATGACTTTGCTCAGTTCACTGTTGCCTTTCCTAAGAGCTGGAACGAAGGATCAGTTACATTTCAAGCCTTCTTTACAGTCACTGGAACTAACACAGGTACAGTAGCGTGGGCATTGAATGGTCGCGCATGGGGCGACAGCGACGACCTAAACGGAGCATTTGGAGGAGCTGCAACAGTTGCTACAGCCAAAGCGCACTCTGGAACGTCTAATGACATGAATGTAACAACAGAGTCTGGTTACGTTCCTATTACTTACGGTGCTGTGGATAAACTGACCATTTTACAACTTTCGCGTGATGTATCAGCCGACAGCCAGACAGGCGCTGCGCGTTTGTTAGGCATAAAGCTGTTCTTCACCACTGATGCTGCGAATGACGCATAAGGAGTAGATATGTCTGGTTTCGGTTATAACGTAAGTGGCTTTGGGGCTTTTCCAAATCGCAGTGGCCCATACGACATTCAGTTTCTTGTAGTGGCAGGCGGAGGCGCTGGCGGTGGAACGAACTCGCAAAATTATGCCTCTGGTGGCGGTGGGGGAGCTGGAGGCTATATAGCGACTACAGCAAGCCAGATTGAGCGTGGGCTAACATTTACAGTAGTAGTTGGTGCTGGCGCCGCTGAAACTGTCACATCATATTATGGTGCTGCTGGAGCAACGTCTAGGATTCAAGGAGCAGGCCTTACAAGCCCAATAGATAGTAGCAATAATGTTTTGGCTAACGGTGGCGGCGGTGGTGCGCCGAGTGAG